AAGAAGCAGCAAGAGGTATAGTTGTTCCACTTGCATCATTTTCAGGAGTACTTGCACTTGTAATTGACATTCCACTTACTCCTGCGTAATCAGCTACTACTTGTCTATTTAATGCTGCAAAATCACCTGTAGTTGAAGACTCCCAAAATATATCTAAAGCACTTTCAACTGGTTCTGTTTCAGAAATACTTAAAAAAGGATTCATACACATAACATTCACAGTAGGAGGATCTACAAGTGCGTTATTAGTTACATAAGCACCTAAAGTGTTTAAAACAGTATTACCTGTAGTTGTTAATTGAGGCTGCGGTTCATCACTCCCTACTTTAACACCTATAGCTAAAGGATTTTGCTCAACATTATAAAAACTTTGATCAGCACCTGCTGGTCCCCATGGTAATTGAGGATTTTGAGCAACAGTAGTACCGGTTCCTTGATCCCATATAGATGTAGTATTAGTAAATTCTCCTTGAACTGCACTTGCGGAGAATGGTGAATTAGCTAACTCTAAGCCACCTTGGCCTATTGGTCCTATAGTTGTAACCTCATCTGCTTTTCTACCTGGAAAATATTGTGTATTCCAAGGAACAGGTCTGTTAGTATAATATTCACCTGTGGGTAAATTTCTATTATTAATAGAAGGGTTATTTACTCTACCATATAATAGTACTGAAGCAGAAAATTCTGTTTGTAATGGTCCTACTTCATTTAAATCTCTTGGTACTTTGTTTATATTATCACTAAATAAAGATGCAAATGCTACTCTTCCTCTATCTTTTGCTAATGTTACAGGATAACCATCTACATATCCAGGAAGATAAACATTATAATATTCTTGTTCTTGTTGTTTTACTACTATTTTATAAGATTGCCAACCTAACACATTTGGTGGGTTTACTGTAACAGCTAATTGTGCTAATGTACCAGTACCACCAACAACATCCAAAACTTGACCATTAGCGTAACCACTACCACGTTTAGTAATTTTAATACCTGTTATAACACCAGCTGCTACACTTTGTACAGTGAATGTAAATCCAGCACCTAGCCCTATGTTTCCAGGTAAAGCAACAGTAGTACACGTATCACCTACGACATAACCTGCTCCACCGTTAACTATTGAAGCTGAATCAACCTCAGTGTTATTATAAGATTTATAAATTCCAGGTTCACCTGTAATACTATCTGATGTGCTACTAATACCATTATTTAATTTAACTCTTAACACGCTGCCTAACCATTCATATGTAGTTAATCCACCTGTAAATTGAACTTCATTCCAAGTTTTATAAGGAACATAAACTGTAGATCCTGCAGTAAGTTCATTATTATCATTAGATGATAATATTACACTTGATTGTCTACCATATCTATCACCTAATACAAAACCAGCTTGATAATTTCTGTTTTGTTTTACTGAGTGGTTAGGATATTGAACATAGTTATTATAAGATATAGATTTATCATTATATAAAGTTTCATAATCTAAAGCACTAGGTGGTGTATGATTTTCTACAAAATTCCCATAAGTTATTCTATTAGCTGTAACCTCTTGAGCTAAAGCTTTAATTGGAGCTTTATCATATACTCTTGTTGTTTGATTTTCTGGTAAAGTTTTATAAGGTTTACTAGATTTATATTTATATGTATAATAATATTCTGCATCACTAGTACTAGGAATAGTAGAAATATCTGTAGTAGCTATATCATCTATTACATCTAAAGATTCTAAAACTTTAGTACTTAATGAATCTGATTCTTTATAAATAATTTCTATTGCTTTTACTTGATGATTTTCTGTTAAAGACGTTAAAGCATCTGGAATAAAATTAAAATAAGTAGGATTAACTAATGTTACATCATTACTTAATTCAATAGTGGTAGATAAATCACCACCCGTTACAATAGTATTAGCCGGTATTGCAACCCCTGTGTCAAAACTGTTTACAATGTTTCCTAAACTTATAACCCCATCTAATAAACTAATATTAATAGGAGTACCTGCTGCTACTGCACCTACAGTTGTAGAAGAAGCTTTAGCAACTCTAGCTCCTAATGAAGGTAAAGGAATTTTTAACCCAATATTATTAACTCTATTTTCAAACCATTCCACAACAGTACTTGAATAAGTATCAATCATATCTTGATTACTCTCTTGTTGACCTCCACCAAAATATCCAAATTGTCTAGGTATAAAACATATTTGGCTAAAAGGCGCTATAATAGAATATTCATTATCTATAAATTTAAATCTATAACTAAATCTTACAAATTTATCTTCTATAAAATCAGGATCACCTGTAAAGGTAGAATTATAATCAGGATTAGCACCTATAGTAATATCATCTCCAAGAACAGCGGTAATTGGTTTAGTTAAACTTAAACTTATTGATGTACCAGGTATAATATTATCTATGTTTTGAACACATATCTCATCAGCTAATGTAATACCACCGCTCATAGTAGTACTCGTTATATAATCACCTACTTGAGGAGTTGGTTGTCCACTAGGATCACCAGCTGTATTATTAAAAGGATAATTTAAAGTAAAAAGAGTTCCAGCACTAATAGCACCTGCACCACCAGTTAATGTAGTAGTAAAACCATTTTCTTTTTTTACTTCACTTTCATTAGTCATTGTAGGACGTGAAAATGTTAATGATGTTCCAGTCCACGCGCCAGGATTAGGAACAGTCCCTGGTCTATTACTAAAATTATTATAAACTACAATTTTAAAAGTACCTCCAGATTCCATCCAAATAACCTCCCAAAGCTCTTGATCTCCTTGACCTGGAAATCCTGTTACTAAATCACCAATTTTTATTCCTAAACCTGCGGGATCTGCACTTAAAGTTACTTCATATCCTCTTATATTTACAGCAGCTCCTGCCGCTGGATAAACTCCACTACTTACTTGAGCGTCTGTTAATACTGTTTGTTCTAAAACTAAAGGTACTTCATAAGGATAATATTTAGCTACAGATATTTGATCTTCATTAGTATAATAAGTTGGAGATAAGAAAAGTGAAGAAGCAGCATTTGCAATAGCATCATTTACATTTATTCTTCGAGGTTGATTTCTATTATCTGTCCAAAATAATAAACCTTCTAACAAGTTTATTCCATATATTTTAGATTCTATATTAAAATTTAAAAAACCACCTTTTACTAATAATTTTAACTCTCCTGTGTTAACATTATAAACATGAATAGTATTATTCCATCCAAACGTTAAAGATGAATTAGCCGCTATTGTTCCTAATCCTGCTGGATTCCATGAAATTTTTATATTACCTGTATTTACTTCGCTTACAATTGGATCTCCTGGTGTAGTAGCCCCATCAATTCCTGGTCCCCAAACAGACATACCTACTTTAATACCTAATACTTGGGGGTTTAATATTACAGTTCCATTATATAATACTATAGTCTCACCTATAGTAACACCAGCTGGATTAGTGTTAACAGTTATATCTCTATCTGTTTGTCCAGTTCCTCTAGTATAAGCAAGATCTGTTGGGTCTAAACCAGTGTTTTTAGTTGTGCTAAATATAAAAATATTTCCACTAGGTTCATCAGTATACTGACCAATAACTTGAGAATGATAAGCAGAAATTGAACCAGTTACAGTATTTTTTGTACTTCCGGTTTGTAAATATCCATTATTTACTAAACTGTTTCCCAGAATATTCTCAAATTCACCAACACTTGAGCCTTCAGATCTACTAATTTGTAGATTTATAGCATCTCTATATTCGCCATTTGGTATTAATCTATCGTCCAAATCTTTATTCATTTTGGACTTTAGAAAATTATTAGTTATTTCTGGCATAATTTTATCGTTTTATCCACTTAGCTTTACCTCGCATTACTTGAGCTATTTCATCTATCTTAATATTAGATAATCTAATTTTAGCATTTCTAAGTTTAGCGCTTTTTTCTCTTTTTAATCTTTGTACAATGTATTCTGGTTGATTTATTCTTCCTGCTAAAATAGCATAACTAATGTAAGCATAGATTGCATCTTCTGCTAATTTAGGTACTCTACTATCTAAATCATAAGCTAAACCATCTGAGATATATTCTAATATTATTAATTGACCTCTTAAATTACTAGAAAAAGCTATTTTACCTTCTCTTTCATTCATATTAAACCATCCGTTATATTGTGACCATTGAGGTACTAATCCATATTGCTCACCCCAATTCCAATACCACATTCCTCCATAACCCCAGTTATATCCTATCCAGTCCATACCATTATTAAATAAATCCCAATTATAATCTTGATTTATTAAATTTGTATTAGCTTTGTTCCATTGTTCTTCAACAATCGATGTACCTTCTATATTATCTCCAAAATTATCTTGGGTTGGAAGACCTTGATCATCTTGGATAGGCATGTTATAAGGATTATCTGTTAAGTTATTAGTAGGATAAATTATATGTTGAACACCTAATTCATCTATACGTGATATTCTAACATAGTTAACATAATCTTGAGGTAGTACTACACTTAAATTATGTGGTATAGTTAATTCTTGAGATTTAATACTTTTTAATGTGTCATAACTAAATTCTTGTAAAGCTCTTTTAGCATGAAATATTACATCTGTTCTATTAACTCTAGGTATTAATTTATCTTGCCCTACGAATCCTACAATAAAATTATTAACCACATCTTTTAAAGAAGTATAAGAATAATTTCCATAATTTTCTTCTGTTGTATTTCCATAAGCATCTCTATCACCATATTGACCACCTGTTAATATTTTTAATTGAGCAACTAATATGTGGTTAGCTGGAAGATTACCCCCTAATGATATTTTACTAGTACCATCACCTTGAATTTCTAAAGTATAAGGATATTGCGCGCCCCAATTAATTGCAGTTAATTCGGTATAAGTTATACCATCTGAACTAGCATATAATTTAAAATTATTTTTTGCATAATCTACATTTGTAGGATCTGGAGAACCTAAATATAAAGGAGTATCAAATGTAAATATAAAATCTTGCTGTGGAGCTGCCGTTGTAAATCCCTGCGCACCCGCGTAATATTGTTGATTAGTTTCGGTGATTAATCCACCATTTGGTGTTGTGCTCATTTATTAACTTTTTTCTTTGTTATCTTCACTTGTTACAGCTTGACTTGCTATTTGAACTATAGAAGGATCTTGTATTATAATACCTGCATAAGCTAGTATTCTTAATATTATTTCTGTTTGTTCTGATATATCTAATTCAAAATCTTGAGATGGACTCGCATCATATAAATATGCCCCGGTTCCAGCATCTAAAGTATATGCCCATTTAGGATCTTTAGGTTTAGCTAAATAAGCTATGTCTAAATTATTAGCATTAGTAATACTAGTTGGATATATATATAATAATCCATTATTAGGAGTAGCTGCAGCGCCTGCCTCGTATAAAAATACGGGGAAATCATCTGTAGGTTGAGTTAAGGGGGAAAGTAATAACTGTGTTAACTCATTTCTTTGTGAATATTGATGCAACTTCGCACCTTTATACATTATAGAACCTAATCTATAAAAATCTCCTATAACTCCAGGTATTGGAGCTGTAGGATTGGTATAATCATATATATTTAAAGTAAAAGGATTAGTACCTGTAATAGCACCAACTAAACTAGTATTATTAATATATTTTTGAAAAGGTTGCAGTTTTAGTTCTATATTTTTAATATGGTTCCCATAGTCCGTGTCATTTTGCGAGGATCTATATTGTTGATTTAAATCACTTGCGTAACCCTCGAATATAGTTAATTGAACTTGAGTTGCAACTTTATTAAACTCATCTGGAGTCATATAACCTCTTTGTTGTTGATTGAGGATTAATAAAACCGTTTGATAAACTATATCTACGTTTACTGCCATTATATTTGTATTAATTTAATATAAGGGCAGACGAATCTGCCCATATATTATTTAGTATTTATTTTAGTCTTTTTTCAATAGACTTATATACTTCTACACCTTCATCAGTTTTAAACCATGAAGCTAAAGCTGAATAAGGATTTTCATCAAAAGGAACTGTCATTAACTTTCTATCATTAGTTCCCCATTTGAAACTTTTTTGATCTTGTGCCATTTTAATTATTCCTTGTTCACAAGCGGTTACTGCAAAGTTTCTTAATTTCACGTTTTCATCTGCAGCTAAAGATAAAAATAATTTAGGATTCTTTTTAGCAAGTAATAATAAATCTCTTCTTAATTCTTTAGAGCTTAATTTATTTACTTTAGATCCATATTCTACTCTTACAATCGCCTCTGCGTGCTCTATATCCATATTTTTTGCAGTATTTAAAGCATCAATCTCCCATTCTATTACATCTAATTCATCTTCTGCAATCATTACTGGTAAATGTTCTGTGTACCTATGATCTTTCATTGGATGATACAAAGATAATAATTTTTGTAAAGCTTGATTTTCTTTAGGTACATTTAAAGTACCATCACGAAAAATAATATGTCCTAATGTAGCTTCTCCTTTTTGTTCATCTGCAAATGGTGAAGCTTGATTGGTTGCATATCTTAATTCTCTTTGGGTGTTTGTTTTAGGGTCAAACCAAAGTAGCGCATGTTTCCTCGTGTGTTTACCTGGAATAGTAAACGTTAAAGGTTCTTTACCTCCTTTAAGTATATAAGTTCTGTCTTTTATTTCCCAGCTATCTTTTTTAACAACTGGTATTTCTTTTACAGGTTGTGGTGCTTCTTTAACAGGAGCTTCTACAACATCTGTTTGTTTTTCTTTTTTTGCCATAATATAATATAATTAAATAGTTTAAAAATAAAGGTATATGGGCGCCTTTTTGAGCTTACGCTTTTTGACGCCCTAACCTTATATAAATGATTACACTCCTTTGAATAATACAAAGTTGTTAGCAGCTTGAGTTACTAAACATCTTTCTGAAAGGAAGTTAACTTCCATTGCATCAAGATCTGAAGTAAATGCTCCACCTGCAGAACCAGTTAGCCATGATTTCATTCTTCTATCATCAGCTTGAGACGCTCTATATCTTACGTGTAAGAAAGGACGTCTGATGTTAGTACCAAGAATTTGATCATAAACTGTAGTTGTACCAGCAGGAACTAATACTCCTTCTATAGAAGCAGGACCAGTCATTGCACCACGCGTTGAAGCGTCGTTTAAGTATTTCCAGTCTGTTTTATAAAAGTCGTAAGAACCTCTTCTGAAACCGCTAAAACCTAAGTTTAAAGCCATTTCTTCTGAGTTTTCAAATAGTCCATAAGCAGTACCACCAGCAGTACCACCAGAGATACCAGCTAACATGTCATCAAAGTCTAACGCAGTAGATCTATTTAAGAAAAGCATGTTTTCTTCAATTGCTCCCTGAGTATCTAAGTTTCTAAGAATTTCATCAAAGTCACTTAAACCAGCAGCAGCACCAAATCCAACCATTACGTTACCTCTAGCTTGAACAGCTGAGAAAAGACCTTGAGATCCTATAGCGGTTGAAGTACCAGCACCAACTGTACCAGCACCAGCACCAACTGTTTGCTCAGCTTCTACGCATACCATTTCTAGATAATCTTCAAATCTAAGTCTTGTTTCAGACTCAGCTTTAAGATACCATAAATATCCACCTGTTCCATCTTCTGTAGCTACTTCAATCCAACCGATTTGAGCCATATCAGAACCGTTTACAACGTATTTATTTCTAATAATGATAGGGTTATTAACATATTGAGTAACTTGTGGCTCAATACTAATTACTTGATTATTAGCATAATTAGATACAACAGCACCTCCAGCACCAAAATTAGGTGTAGTAGATCCTTTAGTGTATTCAGAACCATAAACAAATACTTTTAGTGCTCCAGTTAATCCTGATGCAGCCCAAGTTTGATTATAAGGTTCAACAGTAATTACACCACCTGCTCCTGGTGTAGAAACTGATACTAGACATTTAGCTTCGTTTCCGAAGTCATCTAATACAACTACTGATTGTCTTGCTGATATAACATTAATATCTCCAGCACTCATTGTAAGAGTAGTTGGAGGTCCGGCAACAACGTTACCAGCAGTAATATCATATGCAACATGTAATCTATTTTGTTCTGACCAGATTACTTGGTCACTTGTCATTGGAAGCTCAGCACCAACCATTCTCAAAAAGCCTGATAACGTTCTGTTTCCATAACGCTCAACTTCTTGTTCATAGATTTCTGGTAGATACTGTCTTAAAGCAGCACTAGCAGATCCCCAACCAGCAAAGGTTGCGGCAGTAGCTGAATCATTCCACTGAAGATAATTTGAAGCCAAAACTTCTTGAGCTTGACTAGGGATTATCGATCCAAATTGTGGGGTTAAAGCCATTTTTCTAAATTTTAATTATTAAATGTTCGTTTTTTGATTTTCAATTTTGACGAATCTGTTCCACTAATAGATCTTATTTTTAATCCATCTACAAAAACATCCCCACCGGCAACTTGCCTTGGCGCTTCCGCAGCTGGGTTCTTGGATTTAGCAACTATGTCTTTAACACCGTCTGCTTTTCCTTGTTCATAAAAATGAGAAGCTAATTTGTCAGCATTCATCGCAGCATATAAAGCTTTATGGTAACCTGCAGTGTCACTAATATTTCCTTTGTCATCTAAAAATTTTCCAACAAAATTATTAATATCAACTTGAGAATTAGCCACTTTAGAAGGTTCTTGAATCTTATATCTAAATTTTTTATCTCCTACTGAATAATCAAAACCTTTGAATTCTTCATTAAAAAGATTATTAGTACGACTTCTAAACTCTTCTTGTCTTTGCTTTATATTTTCTTGCTGTTTATTATAACGATTGAAAAAATCCATAGCTTTTTGTTGTTCTTGATTTACACCTGGACGTTGTTTAATATCAGCATAATACTTATTTTTTAAACTTTCTAAATCCTTTTTAGCTTGTGCAACTTCTTCTTTATAAGCTAGTTTTTTTCTACGTATATCTCTTTGTTCATCTATCTCTTCATCAAAATTAAATTTATCTTCTATTAAAAAATTAATTTCATCTCCAGATAAATGAGGTTTACTTTGTTTGTAATATTCTCTTAATAAAGAATCATCATCTAATTTTGAATAATCTCTATTAAGTTTTACATAATCTTCTACTGTTCCACCAGTTTCGTCCATAAATTTTACTAATTTATCTACGTTTTCTGGTAATTGAGGTTGAGGAGGTGATACCTCATCTACTACTACATTATCAGTTTGTTTAACTGGTTCTTCTTTTATCTCTTCAATAATCTCTGTGATCGGAGTATCTGTAGTTGTCTCGGTTGTTTTGACGTCATCCTCTTGAACGGACCGTACTTTGTCATCCACTCTTTGTATATCTCCGGCTGGTTTATCCTCAGATAATCCTGCTGTTTTTGACTCTGGAACGGCATTTTCTTCTAGTTTTTTAGTTAAATCTACCTTAGCTACCTCTGGAATTACTTCTCCTTGAGCTTCAGGTTTTGTGTTATCAATTTTTACTTTAGCTATTTCTTGATCACTAATAGCTAATTGTTTAGGTTTTTTAGGTTTAGACTTTATTTTAAAGTCACCTTCCTGTTTGACCTCGACGGCCTCTTTTTTGTTTGCCATAATAAAATATAATTAAATAGTTAATATTACATAGACATAGGTGGCATCATGCTACCTTGTTCTTTGTTTTCAAAATCTATAGGTAATAAATCATTTTTTCTTTGATCTATCATTTCACTTTGTTGTGTACCTTGTATTCTTACTCTTTTATCTTTTCTATCTTCTATTTCTTTTTCTTTTTTGTCTTCAGCTTGAACTTTAGCTTGCTGTAATTGTAGTTGATAGTTAAATTCTTGAGCCATTAATTCTTTTTTAATCTCAGCTTCAGTTTGCATTCTTTGAATTTCAAATTGAGATTTAGCTTGTTCAAAATTAACTTTTTCACTAGTTAGAGCTTGTTGTTTTTGAACTTCTGCTTCAGCAGCTGCTTGAGTAGCTTGAGTATTAGCTGCTGCTTGTTGTTGAGCCATTTCAGCTTGCATTTGTCTTTCACGTTGTAATTTACGTCTACGTTTTTGTTTTAGCATTTGGTTAGCTAGTTTTAAATTACGTATTTGACGTATTTCAATTGCATCTTCTAAATCAATACCACCACTAGATAAAGCTACTTGTATATTTTGTTCTAATTGAGCTTTTTCTTCTTCATCTGGTTCTAAATCTAAAAATATACCAAAATCATGTAAAGCTAATTTATCAATGTCTTTTAAAGTTTCTGTATTAAAAACTGTTATACTATCTTTAAATGAATTAGCCGTTAAAGGATAATCTAAAACATCTTTTATTTTTCTAGATATATTTTCACATATTCTTAATGTTAAGTATAAACTAGCATTATTAATATGTTTAGTAGCTATATTAGAAGCTTGTGCTGCTAATTTCTGTAAACCAACTAATGTGTTTTTATCTGGTATTGATCCATCTCTTGCTTCATTTAATCCCGTCACATCCCTTATCATTTGTAAATAATAATTGTAAGTAGATATTAAAGATTGTATTTTTGCTTGACCAGATCCAGAAGATAATTCTTGCACTGGCACCTTGCCTCTATTTAATTCTCCATCTTGAGTTAATGATCTACCTACTACAGAACCAGTTTGGAAATACATATTTAAAGCTTCGGCTGGATTATAATTAGTACCATTACCTAAATCAACTTCTGCAAGCCCATCCATATCTAAAAACACACCATCTGGTACCATTCTAGCAATAACCTGTTGTAGTTTTAAATGAGTTATTTGAATCATGTCAGCAAAACCGGTAATTCTACCCACTGTAGATTCGATTCTACCTTTATACATTCTAGGAGCACAAATAGCATAATTCATTTCAACTTTTGTAGTGTCTGCAAATGGTCTTGTCATGTTTTCAGCCATTTTCCACTCTAACATAGTATTAGTTCCTAACACTTTAGCTCCTTGATATAAAACCTCTATAGTTCTACCTATTTTTTCAAAATTATCATTTTCTGGTGGATTAAAAGTATCGGGTTTTTCTAATGCTTTTTCTAAACCATATTGATTTTCTTTTATTTTAAATACTTGATCTATATAAGTTTTATATTCAAAAAATAATACCGGAATAGTATTTTGATCCCATGGACCATTACCATATAAATAACTTCTATTACCTTGTGATTCTTGTATTTTTTCTAATTCCTCATTAGATAAATATGGATATAATTTAGCTATTTCAGGTAAGGTTAACATTTTTAATTCACCAACATAATATATATCTTCAAAATTTGGATCTTCTGTATAAGAATATACCATATAAGCTGGATCAACATAATCAATAGTAATTCCATTAGCTAAATTAAAACTTGTTTTAACAGCACCAATTCCACAAGTAACTAAATCATAATTAATTCTACGTCTTATTAAATCCCATTTATTATAATCTAATACTTGATTTATAGCTTCTTCTTCTGCAATTTCTACAGCTTGTTTATAACTTAATTGCATATGAAGCTCTAATTCATCTGGAGTTTGCGGTAGATTTTCTTCAGGAATAGTAGTATTAAATAATTCACTTCCTAACATATCTGTTATTCGCTTCATAGTATCTCTAGCAAATACATCTTGAGCTAACATTTCTGCGTAATTAGTTCTTTTTTGTACCGATCCTGGATCTTGGGCAAAAGCATTTATATCATAATCTTTATTAGATATACCATTAGTTAGTATGTCTACAAATTTAGATATAATAGGTACTGGTTTCCAATCTAAATTTAAATAAGATAAATCACCATTAATAGAAAGTTCATCTTTATATTTTTGAGTTGGTTGTTCACCTCTTGCGTATAATTTTAATCTATTATAATTATTCCATGTAGTTAAATATCTATTACCATTAACACGACCTTGGTTGAACCATTCTCTTTCTATAGCTTGCGCAACCTGCTCACCATACTCCCAGCTCGATTTTTCGGCTTCACTAACCACTTGGCTAGGAAATATACTATTAGTATTATAATTTATCTTCATTTAATCTATGATTTTTGATAATGACCCTGTATTATCGTATTTTTTTATTCCTAAATCATAATTTTGTCTTATAATTTTTGGAACTGGTCTATATTTATTTTTATTACAAGCCATAATTGCCAGACCTGAACTAATAGAAGCATCGTGAGTTGTTCTATTATTTATATTAAATTTTGCCCAATCTTCTAGTGTTCTTTGAAAATACATATCTCCATAATTATTATTTTCTAACAACCCTAATCTTTCTTCAATATAAGTTTCAATAGCTGAAGCATGAGCTTGAATAATATCTAAACTAGAATTTGGAATACCTCCAATTTCTTTTTCTGTTACAGATAATTTATTATATATTTTATCTGGTCGATTCATTGCAAAACCTCTATAACCTCTTCTTTTAAAATGATATAATAATCTAGGTTTATTATTTTCTGCAAGTATTGGCATTCCATAAAATACACACGCCATTAACACATCTTCAAAAAATATTTCAGCAGTTTGTGGTCTAGCTATATATTCTAAAAAGAAATGATTAGGTGGAATATCTTCCATACTAAATTTAGTTAAACCGTGTAAAGATCCATTAGAACCTCTTCCATCTACTGTTCCTGATATATCATAACTATCACATCCAAATGCACCAAGATGTTCATTACCTGGATATTTTTTACCTAATTTAAAGGTTATATTATTTTGTAATCTTATAGGTGGAACCCAGGTTATAAAAAATCTTCCATTTTTATTAGGAACAAAAACTACTTCTGTGTCTTTTATTCCTCCAATCCATTGAAAATTACCTTGTGTAACTACGTTACTATTAGATATATCAGCATTCCAATCTATTTGTTGATATATTTTGGTTAAATTAAATAATGAATTTTTAGACTCATCTCTAAACGCATGTTTAGTTGTACGGGGAAATTGTCTATAAAATTCATTTAAAGCATCTTGATCTTCACTTAAACCATCAACTTCATTTTTCCAGTAATCTATTACACCTAAATGTATTTTTTGACCATGTGGATCTTCCTTGGGTGTTGTCGGTGTTTCGAATACAGGTAATCCATAAGCATCAATGTATCCTTCGTAATTCCATTCCATAGGTATGAACAAACTATATAATCCGCTGCGAGTCTGTCCATTGGCATTTCGTTTTGTAACATCTGAACTTTCATATATTTTTTTAAAATTAGCTCCTCCTTTATCTAGTGCGTTAGAAGTGCTACCCATCATACATTTTCCTATAATTCTACTACCTAACCTTAAACACGTTTTAGTAACTCTCCAATTATTTAATATGTTATTAGGTTTTTCCCATTTACCACTTTCATCATGAACTAATAATTTTAATTTTTCACCATCATAACTATTATCTCCTGTATTTTTCCAATCTATTGTAGTGTCTAATCCTTGTAAATCTTCTTCTACTTCACCTGTTACAATTTTTCTTCTAGTAAATTTAGAAGCTGGTACTCTATAGGCTAATTCTGTTTTAGGTCGATCCATACCATCTTGAATCGGTTTAAAAAAGAATGGATAATTAACAGATATTGGTACAACTTTATCAGTAAACATAGTTTTAGCATCAGGTCCAGTTTTAGATAATATTCCATATCTTGAATCACTTGATATAGTAGCTAAATTAACAACTTCACCAGAAGCCATAAAGGAAAAACCAGAACGTCTATTTTTAAGATAACACATACCATAACACCTTACATCTGCTTTACATGCTTCCCAAAATATAAAAAATAATCTATTTGCTTCTCTAAAATCTGGAGCACCAACATCAATCTTACTCCATTGTAAATACATATAATGTGTTCCTGTTAAATAAGTAGGAATTCCTTTATTATAAAACCAATATCCCTGATCTCTTTTATTAAACTCTTCGTCAATAAAATCATACCATTTTTCTTTAAAATCTTCAGGGTATTTATCCCATTCAAATACACTTTTGATTTTACTTAAAACTTTAGGTAAATCAGTTCGCTGCCATTTATTATTACTAAACTTATGTACTTCTTTAGGGGTTTTAGGAAGAGCAATTTTTAAACCTTGTATTTCGTAAATATCTCCAATCATTCCTGATTTACTAATAATTACTATATCATGGTCTTTATTATAACCATATTCCCATTTTTTATACCTATTATTTTTTTTAATAATTTTAGGTTTAATATGGTTTGGTAATATTTTATATAAAGTTTGCTCGTACATTATTTAGACCTCCCCTCCGCAAAACCTTTAAATTTAGTCTCTTTTTTTTCTTCTACTTTAGGTTTGTTTTCTAATAGATTTTTTTCTTCTTCCAGTCTATTTAATATCTCAAACGCATCAAATATTGCTAATTTTTTAGTAGCTGCAGCGTTTTTAAGTCTATCTGCGGAAATATCAGGACCATAATCTATTATAGGTTCTTTAGCAACTTTAATTAATTCTTTAACTGCTATTTGCCCAGCTTGGATTATATTCTTCTTCGTTTCCTTTGTACTCATATTTTATAACAATATCATTTGATTTCATACAATATAAACGCTCTTTATCTATAATGAATTCCCATTCACCACCAGGTTTAAAACCTATTTTATCACCTGTGTTAATATTAAGCGCTTTTAATTTTTTATTCCCTATTTTTAAAACACCTACATGAGGTTCTTCTTTTATATTTAATAGAGAATTAGAGTTTTTAAAAGGTTTTATAAAACATCTGTCTCCAAAAGAATACCATTTATCTTTATTTTTATATAGATAAATTTGATCTAGAGATGCAAAATATAGATTATTTTTAAAATAAGATCTACTGTTTGCTTGTTTTCCTTTCATATTATAAAACCTTCTAAATATGTTTTGATGAACAATTATAGTGTCACCTTTTTGTATTGGAGTATTAAAAGCTAAAGGAGTTTCTACGACTACCGCTTGTCTATTAACAAACTTAAAACTTTCTATTTTTGTATTTAATATAAGTTTTTTATTTTCTACTTTAACTTCATTATTATATCTTTCTCCAATTGGTTTTATAATAAAATTATATAAACTTTTCATTAATATTCAAGATCATATTCAATAGATATAGCCATGTTGCAATTAAATTTTTTCCATGGTAATATTTCTTGATTTTTTTGTATATGAATATTATAAGAACTATCTTTTTCATTAAACAAGATATGTGATATTTCATGTCCACCATAAACTTGTTGTCCAATAGCATAGTGCATAGCGTCATTTTTATAATCAGCACCTATACTGATTTTACGTATTACGCTGTCCATTTTACTTATCTTTAGTAGTTTCTTCTTCTATTTCTGTATAAGAACCATCTTCTAAATTGACATTTATAGATCCATATTTCTCTTCTAATTCTTTCTTAGAATCTTGTATATCTTTATTTACTCCAGCTAATACATGTAATAATGCGTGTTTTTCAGCTTCATAAAGCCCAATATCTTGTAAGATTTTTCCTAATTTAGCATTATTTTCATTAACTGTCTTTAGTTCTTCTTCTGTAATTTTTTTAATTTCTTTTTCTGCCATTTTATTTAATTTAATTTGTTATTAACCAATATAATAATTGTTTCACTTAATTTAATTTTATTTACCTTAATTATAATTACTTATTTTTTAAGGTTTTTACTATTTATTTCTTAAATATACTTGTTACTTTTTCACTACTTCGTCCACCAAAATAAGCTAAAACAACAGACATCATTATTTTTTCAAAAGTATCATTCCATAATTCATTTATATGAAATGGTAATGTTTCTATACTATCTAAAATACCAGCTAATGAAAATATAACTATACACCATACTAAAACTAATGGACGTACGTTTTTACTCAACCAAGAATCTGACATTGAATCAGCTTCCCATCTTGATGTAATAGCTTCTATTTCTTTATTCTGTTGTTCGTAAATTATTTGTTGAAGTTTTATTTTATCATCTGCAGGAGCATCTGATTTGGTGATAGCTTCTATAGCTTCTTTAGGAGATGTTACACCTTGTAATACATTTCCTAGTGTAGGATTTATTACAGATGCAGCGCCAAATAAAAGCTGCCCAACGGTTGTATCTTTAAATTTTTTCTTTGCCATATTTATAATGATTCGTAGTCATCTGTTTTGTCATAAGCTTCTTTTTCCCAAGGTAAATTAGGATGACCTTCATTCATTTTACTTCTTTTATAACACTTGCCTTTCCAATACACGCATTTCTCATCATAATCTAAATCACCTCTTTTTATTTGATCTAAATGTACTTTTTCATGTTCAATAACACTTTCTCTATCTTCGTTGTTATGAAGTTCTTCTGATATTAATATTGTACCGTTTTTATTACCTTTACCTAATGCTCCATCTTCTATTTTACTAGTATAGATAGGTGTCCAATCTACGTTATAAGGAGGGTTAATCTTAAAAGCCATATATTAGTTTTTAGAAGGAAACATTTTATTTAATATTGTTTTTCTTTTATTACATCCACAAGGGACACCAGTTGCTTTTGATATATTATCAACAGCAGACTTGATGCCCGTTGCTTTTGTAAAGTTTTCAATCCTGTCTCCAAGACCTCTAGGTTTCATAATTATGTGATTGAGAAACTTCTAAAGTACACTCTAAGTGCTGGATCATAAGCAGCTGTTGGGTCTGCTGTATCTAGTGGTAAAGTAACCGTTGACTTAACACCACCTGGGTTTGCAGTAAGAGCTCTGTTTACAGCTTTTTTAACTGCATTTACATAATTAGCTGAACTTGGTATGTTATTATTAGGTGAAGCACTTGCAACATCTGAAGTTGCTATTAATACTTCACATGTGTCATGTGCAGCTGTTGCGTTTGTTAGCGTTAGTGTTATTTTGATTGCACCATCATCTGGAGCACCCGCAGCAGTTGCAGCAACTTCTACAGCACATACGCTATCTGCTAGTAGTAAATTATCTCCGTCCATTTGTGGAGCAGGAGTAGCACCTTGTCCGTCAGTAACACCGCCGACTACGTTAAAATTAATCCATTTTGCCATAATTTTTGTTTTTAATTGTTATTGTTTATTGTTTATTGTTTTTGGTTTTATACAGATCCATGACTGTTATATTATTAACCACAAAAGTAAGAATTAGGATTTCGTTCACAGTATTCTTCCATTACTTCATTTGAGTCATATTCAGATTTAAATTTTTTGTCATCTTTTAATTCTCCACTTCCATCATCTTTAAAAAAACTATCATCTTCTTGTTTAGAACCTACACCGAATATACCCTTTTTTCCAGCTTCCATAAATCTCTCTCCAAAACCTCCTTCCATACCAAAAGCTTTACCAGCAACCGCACCTATTACCCCTGAAGCTACTTTTCCAAGTGCTCCACCTTTTGCTTGATGCATTTTAGTTTCTGCAGCTAAATATTCTTTAGGACTATGAGCTTTATATACATCTTCTACAGCAGGAGCTTCCATTTGTGTTTGTATAGAAGAACCATGAGAAGGTATACTTGCATCTCCTACATAGCTTAATGGATTTCTATTATTAAAAGTTACATTAAAACTATTTCTATTACCTAAAAAGCTAGATTTTATATTATCTAATAAACTCATTGTTGTCTTTTTAATTTGTTATCAATATTCTGCATCATTTTAATCTTTCGTGCATTTTCTTTTGCGCGAATTAATCCTCTACCTATTCCTTGTTCTGGATACCTTTGTTCACTTAATCTTTCATAGCTTTTAAGTCTACCTGCTTTACCCGCTGCTGTACGTAAAGCTTCTGTTCCAATTAGTTCGGCACCTAGTTCACCTATTTTTGGTGCTGTACCAACTTCTAGATTTTCATAATCTTTATCTGGCATTGAGGTTGTTCCAGCTTTTTTAGCAAAATCAATAGATCCTAACCCTGTTGCTCTTTTGGATTTTTTATTTGCAAGATCTTCTTTACTTAAACTTATTTCCCCTGGTGTTGCGTTATCTAAATGCCCTGATCTATGTCTAGATAGCGCATGTTCAGCATGAGTATGCATTCCAGGATGCCAATTGTAACTATCATGAGCATCATCAAATAATGCTTCAGCATGACCTGAATGTCCCTCATGCTCTAGTTTTCTACCTCTTTTTACATCTTCTTCTTCCCATGAGTTTACCATGTGATGTTTAGAGTGGTGTGCATTACCACTATAATGTCCGTGATGTCCTTTTTTATTGTATCCCATAATTATCTATTTTTAGCCATTTTTCTAAGAGTTTTAGCCATATTGTATCTTTTACTACCTGGAGGACAACTTGAACTACCAAATTTATCTCCGGTACAAACACCTTCAGTACCTCTTGCTTTAACATCATCAAATGCGTCTTGTATCCATCTATCATCACTATTTAAAGGAGATGACATTCTAGACATACCTTCGTGTTTTTGAGCTGTTTCATCTATTACATCTCCTCCGTATTTTATCCAATCTGATTCATTTACTCCTTGAATACCATAATGACTAGCATTACTTATTGGAGAATGAGTTCTAGGATCTATCATATAATCTCTATGTGTAGCAGATTGATCACCATGAGAAGCACCTGTGTGTCCATGGTATCCTTTATCAGTTCCTTTATAATGTGCATAATCTACATGAGTAGCAGATTGATCACCTTTCATAGATCCATGTCTTGAAGGTGCTTCGTAATCTCTAGGTGCTGATCTTCTTAAATCACCTTTATTACCACCATATTTTTGTCTAGACATACCTTCTTCTGAAGATTTTCTAGATGTTCCTTCATAATCTTTATAATGACCACCTTTACCATATTTACCACCACCTACTACGCCACTTTTAGTCATGTGACCTTCAGCATCCATATGTCTATGGAATTCATCTTTATTACCACCCCATTTTTGACGTGATAAAGGATTGTTTTGTTTATATGCCATAATTATTGTTTTTGTTATTGTTGTTGTTATTGTTTATACTATATTATGATGGTATATCTTGGTGTTTATCTGCGTAATTAGCATCTAAATAAGATTCCATTTCTGTTATTTTATCGCTTGATAATTCGTTTTTATAAAAATCATTAATCAACACCCATTCAAAATGAGTCTTAATTGAGTCTACATTATTTCCAGCTGCTATTTGAGCTAATTGGTGATCAAGTTGATCTGTAATTACTTTTTTATGTGAATCTGGTGTATTTTCTGATTTTATTGTGTTTTTATACATTTAAGATTTTTTTAATTGTTCTATTTCTTCTTTTAATTCTTTTATTGCTTTTACAAGTACAGGAATTAATCTTCCATAACTTGCTTGTAATTTTTCTGGGTCTTTAGAATTAACAAGTTGTAAAAATTCATCATCTACTTCTTGTAAATCTTGAGCAATAAATCCTAAATCTTTTAATCCTTTTCTGTTTCCGTCTCTTTGATTCCATTCAAAGATTACAGGATTTAAAGAATCTATTATGTTTAATCCATAATTAGACTCTTCAATATTTGTTTTATCTCTTTTATCTGATAAAGCTGATATAGTACTTACTTGACAATGCAAACCAGTTATAGATCCATTACCTAATGTAATTGTATTATCACCATTTCCTGCTGCTGTATCTCCTATTACAGTAGAGTTGTTATCTGATCCAGCGCTTAAATCAGCAGCGTGTCCAATAACAACATTGTTACTTCCTGTTGTTGCTGTTGGTACTGCATCTTTACCAATAACTACATTTTCAGCTCCACCATCAGTATTTTTATAAGCATTATTACCTACAACAGTATTACCACCTGAACCACCTCTACGTTGATTCATAGCGTCAACACCTATTGCAATATTGTCTCCTGCTATTGAAGTTCCTGTATTATAACCTTTTCCAGCACCTTCACCAATAAAAGTGTTATTAGCACCTATACCTGCTGCACCTGCTTCATAACCTATGTTAGTATTATTACCATCTGTTGATATTCCGTAACCTGCTTGATAACCTAGATTAGTGTTATTTGCGCCTGATGTTTGAGAGTAACTTGCTTGATAACCAACTGATACAGTGCCAGTAGCTGAATTACTATAATTTGTACTAGGCCCTATAGATACTGATTGAGCACCCGAATTGAATATAGCAGCGCTTTGACCAACAGCTACACAAAAATTAACTCCGCTAAATTGTGAAGCTGCATATCCTACAGCTACGTTGTCTGTTGATATTGAACTTCCGTAAGCATCATAACCTATTGCTACTGTTCTATCTCCATTTGAAGAACTTGCGTTAGCTGCTTGTCTTCCAATAATAACCATATTATCAGAATCTGTTATTAGTTTTGCTGCTTCAAATCCAATAAAAGTATTACCAAATCCGGTTGTTAAACCATCTCCAGCATCTATTCCAAATACTGTATTGTCAATTGGGTTACCACTTAAACCGCTAGGTACTTCTGCAACATAAACTGAATTGCCATCAACTAAACAGTCTGATAAACCATTTAAATCAGTAGCACCACCACCTACATTGCTAGGGGATATTTTTTTCATAGTTGAACTTTGGTAACCAACTAAAAAATCTATTTGAGTTGGATCTGTTTCAGCTGTAAATGCTGAAAATTTTATATTTGCCATTTTATTATTTTTATTTTAAGTTGTTATGGAGCTACTTCTTGAACCATTAAATTACCTCCAGCTTCAGTTTCGCATATATCACCATTCTCAGCTAATATAAACCAAGTTACAGGACTAGGTCCACCACCACCTTGTATAGTTAAAGGTACTGCTAATATCGCGTTGGCATTAGCCAACATACTTGGTCCGCCCGGCATTTTAGTTAAGTGCTAAAATATCACTACAAGTTGTTCCCGTTGCGAAAACTCTAATAGCTTGTAAAGGAATAAATGAAGAATCAGGAATATTATTAAGTGTTACATCATCTCCTGCTGGGGTTCTTAGTTTTAATGTAGAACCCGCACCTCCAGTACCTACAAATAAAGTAAAAGCAGTCTCACCATCAAGATTACCTTTATATATATCATAAGTAGCGGCAGCTGTACTTGTACTCATTGTAAGAGTAGTAATTGATCTTACTGATTCAATTTGGTCTATAGCGCCACCAGCATATACAACATCTCCTCCAGAGATATTATATCCATTTGCATTGGTAGTGCTAGGTAAAAAATCCTGAGCTGCATCTGTTAAAACAGTACCTACTGTAGAATTTGTTCCAGAAGTTATAATTCCAGGTTGAGGAATATTCAATGTATCACTAGGAATAACTGGGACCGAACTAAATGGTTGATTATTTGCCATGTTTAAGTTTTAATTTATTATTTATATTCTTTTGCATTTTGCGTTATTGGGCCGGCTTTGTACATTGAAGGTGCTTTTAATATTTGCATCCCTGTAATACCAGCGCTCCAACCTTTACCATGAGGCCTACCTACTTGATCTAGAGGTCCATCCCATATATGAGATTCTCCTACTATACCAACTTTAGTTCCTGGTTTTAATTTTTCCATTGATGGATCATATTTTTTATTGTGCATAATAATTTATTTTTATGTTAGTTTTATTAATGGTTTTTTAAATGCTCTTTGTCTGTCAAAAGCATTACCATATATGCCTTTAGATGTATTAGTTGTATTAGGTGAAAAACCACCACCTACTGTGCTTACAGGTACTCCACCTATAACTGTGTTATTTGCAGCTGACATTGTATCAACGCCTGGAGATTGTAAACTCATATTTGTATTGTTTTCTTCTAATGTTTCTCCTTGAAATTGAGCCGGTACTACTCCTAAAGTAGAAGTTGGTTCTGTTTCTGCACTATTCATTGCTTCAAAAGAGGCTCTTCTTTTAGCTACTCTTGCTAAATAATTTTCATCATCAACAGCTTCACCATATTTACGACCACCTGTTCTTAATGCATTATTATTATATTCTTCTATTTTAGTATCTAAAGATCTTTGTAAAGCTGTACCTAGAAACCCACCTTTTCCACCTCTTGAGTTTATTAATTGTTCTAGTTTTTCAATTTCACCAAGTAATCCACCTGAACCTTCATTAGGAGCTTTTGTATCTTTAATTGCTTGAACCGCTTGTGCTGCTTGAGAAATCATATTTTGTCCAAAACCACTTCCTGGTACAAAAGGCATAATACCCGTGTTCATATTCTGACCAGAGCCGGAAGAAAGAGTTGATGCTGTACCTATTGCCATATTATCTGTTTTTATCTTTATTTACATTATATATAGATGTTTGTAAAACTTTATCCATATATGTATTTCCTTTCATTATTTTATTTCTTCTTTCACTAGTAGGTATATCATCTTCCCCTAGCATTATACGGTAAATTCTTTGTATTAATTGTTTACCTTTAAAAGAAATTTTATAAATATTATATTTTTGTGTTGTTCTATTTCGATGTCTCCAAACTACTATCCAATCATTTTGTATTAATTTGTTCCAACGTCTATTATTCCAACTATATGAATATGTACCTATTTTAAAATCATCAATAGTAAACATATCCACACAATCTAAATATATTAATAATTCCAGCTCAGCATCTGTTAAGCCGTTGTTTTTACAAGCCCACTTACGGATAATGCGATAGTGTTTAAGCAGATTGAGATCTTTTAAATCTCCTGCCGATAGCCTTTTCATAAAACAACGACGACGTCTTGCGCTTTAATCACATGATAAATAGAATCATCTATTTCAATTTGATGCCCAGCGTGTCTATCATAAAATATTTTATCTTTTTCTTTTAAACCACCTACTTCTTCACCAACTGATAATACAACTGCTTCTATATATCTAATATCACTACGATCATTTTTATTTAAAAATAATCCTCCATCAGTTTGAGTGGTTCCTTCTTCTATTTTTTGTATAATTAAATTTCTACCTACTGCTTTCATCTACTCTAATGTTATTAATTACACAATCAGTTGATAAAATAGTAGCTGCTACTGAAGCCGCGTTAGTTAAAGCGCTTTTAGTAACTAATAGTGGGTCAATAATACCAGTATCAATCATATGTACCATATTTCCCGTAACCACGTCTATTCCAAAACCTTCTTTTTCTGGAGTTGTAGGCTGTATACCAGCATTTTCTAGAATCGTTTTAAATGGAGCTAAAATTGCTCTACTTAATATTTCTTCTCCTATATTCTCTTCATTTGTATTAAGAGCGGCGTTTAATAACGCAACACCTCCACCTGATACTATACCTTCTTTAATAGCGGCTTTTGTAGCACAGATAGCATCTTCTATTCTATCTTGTTTTTCTTTTAATTCAATATCTGAATTTGCACCTACTTTAACTATAGCAACTTTAGCACTTAATCTTTTTAATCTATGCTCTAATCCTATTACTTCATGAGGTTTTAATTTTTTCTTTAAATCTTTTTTGATTTTAGAAATTATTTTATCAACTTCTTCAGTTGTTTCCTCTATTTGAATTATAGTTTGATCATTACTAGTAGTTGATTTTAAGCAAGTACCTAGGTAGTCAAGTTGTATTGTATTTAAATCATCTCCTAAACCTTCGTCTATTATTTGTGAATTTGTAAGTAATGCTAAATCTTCTAAAATTTCTTTACGTCTTAATCCAAAAGCTGGTGGATCAATTACATTTACTTTAATAGTACCCTTTATTTTATTCATTACTAATCCTGATAAAACAGCAGGATCTACTTCTCCTATAATTAATAATGATTTATTAGTTTTTATGATTTTTTCTAATACACTTTGTATTTGTCTTATTGAATCAATTCTTGAATCAACAATCATTACTAAAGGATTATTTAATTCACAAATATTTTTTTCTTTATCGGTAATAAAATTAGGATTTAAAAGTCCTTTATTGTATTCTACACCTTCTACTACTTCTACTTTAGTTTCACCAGCAGTAGATGGTTCCATTATTACAACACCTGTTTGACCTACGGCTCTAAAAGCATCTCCTATTAATTTACCTAATTCTTTATCATTGTTTGTGGATATTGTAGCAATTTGATCTATCATATCTCCTGAAACAGGTACACTATTTTTTTCTAAATATTTAACTACTTTTTCTACTCCTGATAAAATACCTTCTTTTATATCTCTAGTATTTGTTTTATCAATGTTTGAATATGCTTCTTTTAATACAGCATGTGCTAATAGAGTAGCTGTAGTTGTTCCGTCCCCGGCTTCTTTTACTGTTTTACGTGCTGCTTCTTTAATTAAAGTAGCACCCATATTTTCTACTGGATCTAAAAGTATAATAGAATCTGCTACAGTTACACCATCTTTAGTAATAGTTGGATTTCCTTTAGCATCTTCTAGTATTACACACTTGCCGCTAGCCCCTAATGTGGAGCTAACAGCGTTAGTGAGTTTTTCTATACCTTTAAATACCTGATCTCTGGCATCTGTGCCAAAATTTAGATTTTTAACAATCATAGTATTTAATTTAATTAGATTTTATTTTATGTTATTTAAAGGTTTTCACGACTTTCGGCCCGCTTATATATTCGAGCTTTTTAGCATAATGATCAACTGATGAGTCGATAGCTGCTTCAGCTCCTTCAACGGTTTCACGCCTTGTTACATCGTGCCAAGTATCTTTTTTTTCGAGGTCTTGGTACTCGGTTTGATAAAAACCGTTGGGTAGTTGAACTATCCTCCAGTTTTTCTTATCCGCTATGTGTTTCCATAGCTCTTTGGTTTGTTCAGAAACCTGTGGTTGACTATTCCACGTTCTAGTCTGATAATAAAACGTCATAATATTTGGTTTTAAGTTTATATTTGGTTTTATGCTCTTAACCGAGCAGGTATATTGTTATTATTACTTGTTTTTTAAATTTTTTACTTAAGCTATTTTTTCTATACTAAAAAATGATGCCCCTGATACTCCTTGGGTACCACTAGCTCCGGAAGAATTACCTCCTCTTTCACCAGTTATTGTTATAATATCGTTTGCACTTAATACTATTGTTTCTTCTATAATACCAGATGACTCTGTAATAGCGTTTTGATTTCTTATATACATACCTGCTCCTATTCTACCTGTAGCAGTTCCATTAACCGCTATTCTTAATAAAACTTGAACTCTTTGCGAGGGTGTCGTTGCTGTTAACATTGCGTATACGCGATAAGTTCCTGCTTCAGTAACTGTAACCTGTTCAGGATTTACAGCATTGTCATGTGTATATATACTATCTTTTATGATTTCTGAATCCCAAACTATAGGAGTTTGAACACCAGTTGTATTATAATCAGTGGTTGTATCTAACGATGTTGAGGTAAATATTTTTCTTGCTGTTAAACTATCTACATATGCTTTTGATGCTGCATCAGTGGATGCTACAGGAGTTGTTGGTATTGTGACTTGTCCTGAAAAAGATGATTGTGTACCTGTTACGGTAATACCTGTACTTGTAGTTTCAAATTTCTTTACATTATTATAATATAAATCAACACTATTGTTACCATTAAAATCACCCATTATTTCACCCGCCGGTGATTGGATTTGAACATCTGAACCACCAGAAATTATTAATCTTCCAGTTCCTGTTTCAGCTATATAAGAATTACTGCCATCATGATATATTTCTAAATCTTGACTAGCACCCATTCTGATTTTTAAATCATCAGAAGCCATTAACACATCTTTATATATAAATAAAGCACCTGGATTAGTAGCTGTTGAGATAAAAGTTGGTAATAAAGCTAAATATTGATCTGTAACATCTACTCCAGTATGATCACTAGTAGCTTGAATTGTTACATTTTTATCAGTAGCCTTATTAATAATATCTATATCTCCTGTACTGTTTTCTATTAAACTATCAGTTGCATTATGATATAATTGTAAATCTGAAGAACTACCTAATAATATTTTTTTATTGTCAGCAAAGGTTAAATCACCATCAACAGCTACGCTTGTTGCCAATGCGTTTTGTAATAATATTGAATCGTCTAATGTAGTAGTTCCAGTATTTTTAAATTTAGGTATTCTATTTTGTGTACCTACTCCTGGACCAGCTGATTCCTTTACGTACTTTACTAAATTACCTAATGCTAAAGATCTTGTAGGATTAGTTGTTGTACTATCAGTATCAGTTATTATAAACAAATCATCGTCACTCAAATCATTGGTAACAGGATATGAATATATTATAGGCATTTTTTAAAAATTAGTAGTGTCTAATATTTCGTATCTCATTTTAACTTTTACAACACCATCACCACCGGTAGCACCACCACCACCACTTGTTGATAAAATCAAAGCTGTGTTTGTAGCTAGTTTTATACCATTGCTTGCACCACCAGTTACAGGTAAACTATATATAGTATCCGCAGCTAAAGGACTGTCAAATGATGTTACTATTCCTAACTGAGCACTTCCTCCTGAATTTATTTCAACTATTATATTCCCAGCAAATGTGAAATTAGTTGTACCATAATCAAAAAATATTGATAATTCAGTTACTTTTATTGCTTTATTAGCACCAGGCGCTGCTATTAAAGTTTTAGGAGCTCCATTTAAAGCTAACCATTCCGCATTACTTACAGTAACAGTACTCTCAACTACTCCTGCAGCTGAATTAATTACATCACTAATCTTAAATCTTTTAGTGGGATTAATAGGTGCTCCTGCAGTGGAGGTTTCTATTCCTAATAAATAGTCTCCAGTTTTTGGGGTTCCCTTTGGGTATGATATTATTTGTGCCATATCTTATTCTTGTGTTTGTCTATAGATATACTTACAGGTTATTTTAATTTTTTACATAAATAATTGCTAGAATTGTGTAAATACTGAAATATACGTGTAATTTATAAATCTATTATATATATATTACTCCTATCTAGATAATATACGTAGTATATTATCATTAAGGGCGGGAGATATAAAGGTACCTTCTCATTATATGTACCGGTACATTGCTCAGATCTAAAAAAGTTGTTACAAATAGAGACGTGTAGCGTCCCCCCTCCCTTTTTTTTCCTTCTTTTCCTAGTAAAATCGTTTTTTTTCATGCCTCCGCCCCTTTTTTTATAGCTTTTTCATGTATATATACAGAATTTTCTTATATTTACTAATTTATTTTTTATCTTTTTTTCTACGAAAGTTAATACGAATTTATATTGATAATAACTATGTAACAAATAAATACTTATAACTATGCCTCCCTTAAAAGATATAATAATTAAATCATTATTAACTTCATTAACTTCATTATTTATATTCTCATTCATATTACTAATATATCACTTAATATTCTAATATGACAATATGACATATAATATATGACAGTATGACATACTATGACAGTTTGTCCAACTCATATGACACTTTGTCACACACTAAACAAACTAACACTTTCGAACGTTAATACTAATAACAATTGATAATATAATAAACAACTAATAACTAATAACAATTAATAACTTAAAATTTAAAATTATGAAAAACACTATTAACTCTAAAAGATTTGTAATCAGAAAATCACTAATAGGTAAAAACACAACTATTAATGTTGAATTCAAAAATGGTAAAACTTGTACTTATAATCATGATGAAGTGTACAATATTATGAAAGATACACTTACAAAATTACCTTGT